AAGTCTTCCTCGCTACCAAAGACATGTATGGTTTCCTTATAATGCTTTTCAAAGTCATCCTCGTAATACATATCTACAACTTCTTGGCTGACAGGTGTGCCAACTTCCCAGTTATATTCAGGGTCGTTAGGTTGGCAAAGGTGTCCAACTCCAAGAGTTTTATAACCTAGACTATCCATATAAATTTCTAACACTTCGCCTTCGTGTCTCTTTATTTCAGCTTTACAAAGTTCTATATCCATTTTATTATCTTTCTTGAAAAACATCTAATCCTAACTCCTTCATTTGTGCTGAGTAAGGTTGTCCTGTAAAAGGGTCAACTCTATCTGCTGGGTTTTCTTTAGTGTCACTAACTTCTGGTCCTTGTACAAATCCACCTTCAACAAACTGAACTCTAATATCTAATTCTTGTCCTGTAAAAGGGTCTATATTTCCTACCAAACCGCCTTCAAACTTAAACAATCTTGTTTGTTCTTCTCTACCTGTAAGAATATCTGCTCCTGTTTTTAGAGAACCTGTAATTTTTTTATCTAATTCTTTTCCAGCTTTTTGTAAAGGAGTATAAGGCTCTCTAAATCCTGTATATTCTTCCATAATATCACCAACAGCTCTATCAAATATATTCCTAGTTCCTGTAAGTGGTAACTTCCTAGCTGCTGTTTCAAATAATCCTCTATTATAAAGTGTCATTCCTATAATATCATTTATAACAGGACCGCCTACTCCTGTTGTAGCTACTAAAGGGTTTTGTCCATAAGACATACCTTCAGCAATTCTTACTCCATATTCTAAAGGACCAAGAAGACCTACACGTTGATAAGCTTTTAAAGTATTTCTCCAATCTTCTGTCTCAGCCATTCTTTCTCTTTGTTCTGGAGAAGCTCTCCAATAGTTTGTTGCTTTAGCTACACTAGTAGACATTAAAACAAAAGCAGCTAATTTAGGAGCATTGGTAGTAGTATCAGTAATAGTTTCTTTTGCAAAATTTCTTAAAACAGTATTACCAAAAACTGTAGGATATCTTAAAAACTGTGTAAAAATATCAAATTTTGGATTAGTCATGTAAGTTGGAACAGTAGCAAACTCTCTACTTGTTTGTAAGATAACTCCGTTTGTAAATCTTCCAGCTCCTCTTATAATATCATTTTTATAAAAGTCATCGGTTTTTGATTCTTCTGTTATCTCATCACCATATTTTTTAGTCCATTCTAAACCTTTATCTATATCAACACCTAAATCATTTAGCTCCCCTTTAAGTCTTGATACTTTAGCTTTACTTAAATCTTTAGGGTCTACTAATTGTTTTAAATTATTTTGTATTAAATCTTTACCTGTAGAAAAAGCAGCTAATTGTACTGTTTTTGTCCAAGGAATAAGTAAGTTAAATCTATAAAATCTTCTAGCTTGTTTTTTAAGAAACTCATTTTGCAATCCTTCGCCTGATAAACGATTTGTAATATCTGACATAGCTTCATCCACAGCAAGAAAAACACTATTCATTTCTTTTGTTATTTCATTATTATTTAACTTATGTTTTTCTTTAAGTATTTGACCTATATCATTAGTAAACAAGTCATAAGAATTTTTAATTCCATCTTGTACACCCTTAATTGCAGAAGAGGTAGGAGCCTTACCTAATGTAATAAATGCCTCTGATAAAGAAGATATAGTAGCTAAAGGTAGGTAAGCCATAGCATTTGCTAATTTAGTTCCATCATAAATTCCTTGAATCAATCCACTATCAAAATAATCTACTTGTCCTGTTACTGATTTATAAACATTAATTATATCTCTTTGTTGTTTTGAACTTAAACTTCTACCAAACTGTGATAATTCTTCTTGTATAGGATTAATAAATCTTTCAACAAATTGTTGTTCATTATTCTGTTTAAATAATAATAAATTTCCTGCTTCTGTTTTTCCAGCTACTTTTACATCTTTACCTGAACTTAAAAAATGTTTTTTATGCTCTATAGTTTTAGCAGCATTCATAAAATAATTAGTAGTAACAGACAATAAATCATTATTTAAAAACTCTTTAAATTTATTATCATCTAAATTTTTAAAAGTTCTAGCTTGTGTTAAAAGATTTGAATGAGAACTATATAACTCATTTTGTTTATTTAACATTGATTTTAAAACATCTGCAGCTTCTTTTTCTGGTACAATTTTTTCATTAATTAAAAGTTGTTTAAAAACATCTGGTCTACTAGCTATGGCTTCTCTATCCCAAGACCTAGGAAAATAATTTTTAACATAACTAGGGTCTAATCCTATTTCTTCAGCATCATTTCTTATACTATCAAAAAACTTTCTTAAATTATCAGCAGTCTGTTGAACTTCTTTAGAAACCCCACGAACTGTTCCACCTCTAAGTAATGTTAAAACTTCTTCTCCTGCTTCTGGTAAAATATCTCCAGTTTTTCTAAGAGGTGCTACAGCTTCTTCAAAAGCTAATTTATAATTACCTCTTCTGAAGTTTATATCTTCAGCATAAGAATAACCAAGTTTTCTTTTTGATTGTACTACTAAACTTTTTTCAAATTCAGAAGTAAATTTTTGACCAAGTATTCTAGTTGTAGGAGAAAACTCTGCATCAGTTTTTAAAATCCAAGCAGGACTTGCAAGAGTTTTAGCTAATAATTTATCTTTAAACTTTCTAGCTTTATAAATTAAATCACTACCACCCTCTTTCCTAAAACCATCATCACTATAAAGTTTTTCTAATCTATTTTGAAAGAACTCATTTTTTCTAGCGAGTCCTCCAAAAATACCTCCAGTTAAAGCACCTATTGCTGTGCTTCCAACTAACTCTGGATTAGAGTATAATTTACGCATGTTAGTGTTTAATTCTGTATTTTGTCTAAAGTGATTGTCTAAACCTGACCATGCTCCTACTTCTGCAGCAGTAATACCGACAGTTTGAGCAGGACTAAATCCTATTTTACTTTTAGCAATATTTTTTAATCCTTGATTAATTGCAGTAGCTCCAGTTGTTCTAGCAGCTAAAGATGTTCCTCCAGTTATAGGAGTTAAAAGCATAGCTGCGATAGCTGTAGGGTCTGTAGCTATATCTACTGTAGCATCTTTTATAAGTTCTGCATATTGTTTAAAGCTTCCCATATCAGCTCTATCAAAACGAGAACGTAAATACTTGTAATCTTCTTTTTGTTGTTCAGTAAATTTACCACTTTCTGAGGCACGTTGCATACCTTGAAATAAATTAAAATCAGAATCTCTAAGGTATTCAAAAATATCATCAGACTGTTCACCTAAAGATGTTAAAAATCTTTCAGATATTTCTTGAAACTTTTCATTTTTTTCTAAATCATCTAACGTATAACCGCTTGTCAAGTTAGAGGGTTTATTATTACCTATAGAAATTATAGTCATTGATTAGTCTTGTCTTTGAGATTGTCCGAGTATAAATACACTTCCTCCTAAACCCCATCCGGCTGTTTGTTTTATAGAAGGCATATACCCTTTAATATATACTCCCGGTATAGAAAATAATTCTTTTGAAAATGTGTTCATATCTATGTTGCCTTTTTTATTCATAGAATTAAATATGGCTTTTTGTACAGGAGTTAAATTTTTCATAAACATATCTTTTGTATTTTGATTTTTAAATCCTTTTTCAATTTGTAGTCCTGCTTTTTTTATAAATTCTTGAGAAGCTTTACTATTTATAACTTGTCTAGTTATAATAGGAGCTGTAGCTTTACTTATAACTTTTCCTCCTATTTTAAATAAACCATAACCCGGTATTAACCATGTAGCATCTATTATATCTAAAGATTCACCAAACATAAATTCAGAAACTTTTCCTATGTAAGGAACTTCATTTAGTTCAGTTAAAAAGTCTTTTTCATCTTGAGAAATATCAGCTTTTTCTATTGGTATTGGATTATATTCTTTTGCTGGAAGTATATCATAATTTTCCATAATATTATTTAATTTAGATATTTCTAATTCTTTTTCTTGTTCGTCTAATCCTTCGTCTCCTAAAATACCTTCTTGAATATTATCTCTAAGATTTGTAAGTTCATAAGATAAACCATTTTTAGGTTTTGTTTTTATAATACTTTCTACATATTGATTTATATTATCAGTATTAAAACTTCCTTTCATTACATCCATATCAAATAAACTAGGATTTGTATCTATAATATAATTATCTTGACCAGCTATAAATTTAGTAGCTATTACAGAAGCTTGTGCTGGGTCTAAATTATAATTTTTTATTAAATTATCTTTAGTCATTAAAACATTATTTACAAATCCTGAACTTAATCTTTCACCTTTTTTGTCTTTAAATATATAAGGTTGTAAAGCATCTTGTAAGTCTATATCTCTATTAGCAAGACCAATAATATTATCAGATTCTATTTGAATTTGTGAAGCAGTAAAAGGTTTTAGTGGAGCTTCTATAGAACTTACTGGAGTTTCCACAGGTTTACCTATTGGTATTACTTCTCCGTTTGGACCTGTAGCCATATTTTGTACAAAAGTAACTTGTCTTGAGTTACCATATTTATCTTGAACTGTTTGTTGAAATATTTGTTTTTCAACGTCTTTAAAAACTGTTAATTGACTACCTTCTTCACTTTTTAAAAACTCAACAAGTTCATCTATAGGATTACCAAGAGCAGCATATTCTTGTAAAGCTACTTTACTATCTTCAAATCTTTTACCTATTAATCCACCTAAACTTTTTTGTTTTTCTAACTTATCTTCTGTAGATAATGTTTCTTCGTCATGTGATTTAAAAACTTTTAAAACTTTATTACCTAAAAAAGATGCTATATCTCTAGGAGGCATGTCTTCTCTCTTAATAAGTTCTATCATTTCTTCTTGAGACAATGCCGGTATTTTAGATTGAGCTTCTACAACCTTATTAAAAGATTCTAAATTTTTTGGGTCTTGAGAAAAATCTCTTGATATTTTATTTATAGCATCTGAAAATTGACTCAAATTATAATCCTCTCCATACGTTTCTGATAAGTAACCATTCAACTTATCTTTAGTTCTAAACTGTAATATTTGTTGATTGTTGTAACCATCATTAATATATTCTTGAATTTCAGCATTAAAAGTTTTAGAGTTTTCATTTGCAGTTAAGTAATTACTTCTTGCAAGTATACCTTCAGTTTCTAATTTATCTGCTTTTTGATTTAAAAAGAAATTAGCACCAGTTATTCCTAAATTTAATAACTGTAATCTTTTAGAAAACTTTTCTTGTTTTTTAGCTTCTACGTCTCTTCTTTCTCTTGCTTTTTTTAATTGTTCTTCTGCATAAGAAACACCGCCATCATCATAAAATGCCATTATACTTCTCCTCGTGCTAGTAAACTTTCTTCTTCTTTTGGTTTACTTAATAAACTTTCAGGTATTTCAAGTTCTTCTATATCTTTAATAACATCTGGAGGTAAAACTCCTGAAGGAACTCTAGACTCTTTAGTTATTTTACTTTCAGTATATTTTTTTAAATTATTAACTTTCATTTCTGCAATATCATCTTCGTCTTCAGAATCTAAATCATCCTCTTCATCACCAGTTATACGATATTCTACATTAGCTTTTTCTGCTAATGCCATTAGTAAATAAATAACAGGCTCTATTAACATCATAAATAAATCAGGATTCCATTTGCCTTCTTGAAATCCAGTTTGTAAAACTTGTAAAGCTATATCTGTTAAAGGAACACCTTGTCCGATACCTTTAATTATAGGAACATAAATTTCTTCTTCCAATAATTCATCAACTATAAAGTTTAAAGCTTCTTTAAAGTTTGTAAATTGTGGAGGTCCCTCCCAAGGATAAGGTTGTTCTGGGTCATTTGTCAGTGACTGTCCGGGAATAGGTTTACCTGTATTTACTAATGCGTTTATACCATTTTGATTATATATTTCTGCCATTTTTTATCCTATTAATTTGTTAATCCAAACCTTAAAGATGTAGCTTTTTTAATATAATTAGTATCTCCATCGCTAAATGCTTGAGTTAAAAAAGGAGCAGCTACACTACTACTAGCTCCCCAAGTACTACCTAACATATTATATGCTTGTTCTCCTGTAGCAAAATCTTTTTGATTAAATACTCCACCTTCATTATAAGTTCCTATAGATGCTAAATCAAGATTAGTTGTTATTACATTTTGAGTAGGTAAATCACCTGCTGCTGCATAAGAAACTCTTGTACTTAAACCTTTCATTAATCCTGAAGTAACTTCATCAGTTAATTTAGTTGGGTCAGTAACTGTTTCTTTAACACGTTCAAATCCTTTTGAAATAAAATCTTTTCCTTGAGCTAAAAGACTTAATTCTTTTTCATCTACAACTACATCTTCTACTACATCTTTTACTAAATCACTAGGTTCTAATTTTGTTGTTAAATCTTTTGAAACTTTTGAATTTAAACCAACTACTTTATCTGTGGATGTACCTGCGAATATAGACTGTCTATCAGGACTTAATGCAAAACCTTCGCCTTTTATAAAGTTAGTAGCTCTATCAAAACCATTACCTATAGCCTCTGTTACAGTTTTATATACATTTCCTACTGCATTACCTGCGTTATATATGTGTCCTACAGCTTTATGTAAAGCACTAGAACCTTTTGATGCAAAACTACCTAGTCTACCCCATATATCACTTAATCCAAATTGAGGCATAAACATCATTAAACCAAGTTGTCCAACAATACCAAGTTTACCAAAAGCTTTACCAACTTTTTTAACTACTTTTTTTATTCCTTTACCAACTTTTTTAACTACTTTTTTTATTCCTTTAAAAACTTTACTTAAAAATCCCATTATATTCTCCTATCCTATACCAAATATTTTGTTAATACTGGAAGAAATATTATTAAAATTTGTTTGCCAATTTTTTGCTACGTCTCCTTCAGCACTTGCAGCAGCTACCATGGCTTGTACTTTTCTAGTAGCACTATCATTAGCCCATCTAAAATTATAATCAGCTTGGTCTCTTAACTCTTGCCATAAAAATGATTGAGCTTGTGAAGTAAGACTAAAAGCCATTTTAGCATTTTCTTGATTAATAGCATTTTGTGCAGCAGTATTTGCTAAATTTGCTTTACGTCTCCACTCTATATTTGATTGTTGAATCATTAAAGCATTTTGTGTATTAAACTGTTCTCTATTAAAATCTATTTGTTCGTTAAATTGTTTTGTTTGATTTATGATATTAGCATTAGCTTTATTTATTTCTGCTTCTATCCCAACTCTTCTAGCTTCAGCAGCGTTTGATTGTTGAATATTAAATTGTTGAGCAGTATTCATTTGTTGACTATTAAACTGTTCTATTTGAGCATTTAAGCTAGTCATAAATTGTTGTGTTTGATTTTCACTAGTAGCATTAAATTGTCTTGCAGCATTTGTAGCAGCTTGATTAGAAAGTAATCTTTGTTGTTCTTGTTGAGCTTTTAAAACATTAGACTGTTGTTCATTAGCTAAATTTTGCATGTCCATTTGTAAAAAAGCTTGAGCATTTTGTATTTGTGCTTTCTGATAAAAATCTGCTTCAGCTAAATTCGCTTGAGACATTAGTACAGCATTTTGAATTGTAGCTTGTTGTTCATTATTAGCTTCTGTTAATCCTACAGTTTGTAAAAATTTACTGTTAGATATTGCTGTTTGCTGGTCAGCATTAAACTGAGCCATGTTAAGATTAAATACTTTATCAGCGTTGCTTAAAGCTGTTTGTTGTCTAAATTGTGCGTTTTGTAATTCTGCTTGAGCTTCAATAGCTTTTTGTTGCCCAACACTTTGTTGAATTGCTTGAGCATTACTTTGAGCTATAGGTATAGCAGATTGAATAATAGTATTTAAAAGTGCATCTCTTCCAACTGTAGAAGCTGACATCCCTCTTCTAGCCAACATAGCTTCAACACTTGCAACTGCAGGTCTAGCCCATGCAGGTATTTCTCCCTCTTCAATACCAGCTAATAAAGAATCTAATTGATTAGATACTAAAGCTTCTTGAGGCAAACCTTCTATAATACCTCTTTGTTCTTCTGTAAATTCTGTAAGTCTAGCTTCTAATTCTTCAGGGTCATTACCAAGCTCTAATATATCTTCTTCAGATAATCCAGCATTTCTTAGTTGTTTTTTAGCTCTTGTAAGTCTAGCTAAAGATGTACCAGCAACTTGAGCAGCTTGAGCTTTTGCTTCTTGACTTAAAGTTCCAACAACTCTTTCTGTTAAAGCTCCCGGAATAATTTCTACTTCCACTCCTTCTATAGGTGCTACTCTTTCAACACCAGCAGCTTTTGCTAAAGCTTCATCTTTTACTTCACTTTTAGCAGTTTCTACCTGAACTGTTGGAGTAACTAAATCTGCTTGTATCTTTGCAGCAGTAATAGGTTCTGGAGTTTTTACAGTAGATATATCTTCCATTTGTTGAACATTTTCTGGTCCAACTTCTTTCACATATTCAGGACTTACACCTTTTCTTTCTGCTAAAGTTATAGTTTCAATATCATATTCCTCACCCATAGGAACAGAAACTAATTCTTGTTGAGGTATAAGCTCTTCAGGTATTTCACCTGCAGCTATCTTTTCTGCAGTTCTACCAGCTCCAGTAATTCTTTTAGCTCTTTCAGCTTCAAACTGTTCTTTTGTCCCTGTTATAGGTGTTTCACCCGGAGGAGTTACAGGAGGTGTTACAGGAGGTGTGTATGGTGGAGTATACGGAGGTGTATAAGGTGGAGTTCCGGGTGGTCTATATGGAGGTTCATATCCTCTTTCTGCATCTCTCGCATCTGTAACAGACATAGCAGGTCTAACATCACCTTCTCTACCAATAAACATTTGGTCAGAGCCTTTACCGGTTGTTGGAGCTTGTCTAAATGTAGTATCTATATTGTTTGCAGCAGTATTTAAATTTTCTATAAATGTTTCTTGAGGTTGAACAACATCAGGTCTTTTAGACTCTATTGGAGCTTTTTGAAATGTAGGTGTTGTAGTTTGTTGTGGAGCTTGAGGCTGTACAGGTTTAGTTCCTGTAACAGGAGGAACATCTTTAGGTGTAACTGAAGGCTGTACAGATGTTGTAGGTTGAACAGGTGTTCTAGTTTCTTCTTCTCTTTCTATAGACATAGGTCTATCTTCAATATCTACAGGTTTTCTTTTTAAACCACCTACTTGAGCTTGTACTCTACCACCCTTAGACATATCTAACCTATCGGCAGTAACATACTTACCTTGATATTTTTTTAATCTTTTCTTTTGTTGTTGTTTTTTTCTTGCCATAGTTATATACCTATTTTACTTAACTTCGAACAGTTTGTCAAGCTTTTCACCTAATTTATCTATCCTACTTATAAGGACATCAAAGTCATTTTTTAACTCTTGTTTAGTTACGTACTCTCTTGCCATCTCTTCACGAGTCTTATTTAAAAGTATATCAAGCCTTTTAGTTTCGTCAGAGTTCTGTCTAATACTGTAAAGCACTGGTGCCAACACCAAAGTTATAAATATGTTCCAAAATAAATAAGGTGTTAGCTCCATGATGTTATGCTCCGATAGTTTTAGTTACGCTTGTTGGTGTGATGATTTCAGCTATTTTAGAATCTAAAGTTGTTTTTAAATTTACAATTTCTTCTTCACCTAATTTTGCTTCTACCCATGCTTGAACATCAGAAACTTCTAAATCTTCAAAAGCTATAAAGTTTCCTAAGTTTGAAATATCTAAACCACAAGTACCGTAAACAGATGCTGTTAGGTTGTTACCTTCTGCATCTTGATTTCCATCATCTTCAGCGTTAAGCCTCCAATGAACATTATAAATAACATCAGTTGCAGTAACTGCGTTATCATCCGTTTTTGATGGGTATGTATCAACTGTTGAAACATCCCAAGTATAATTAATTGCCATTTTTATTCTCCTATATAAGACATTAATTTATCAGATTCTATATTACATTAATTTTATAACATTCATCTAATTCAGTTAAAGTTTTTTTTTCATTTTGTTACCTAATCAACT